CACCCAACACAGCACACAAGTATCTGTCTAAACTTATTCAGGAGGGCTACGTGCTACAGCGGCGAGGCAAGAACGATATGCGCTTTGCTCACGTGTCGCTAGCACCTCAGGGTCAAGCATACTTAGACGCAATCAAGGAAGCCGCTTATGAATGAGAAAGAAGTCATGGCACTCATGCGGGAGAATGCCGCGCTGAGTATCTTAGAAGCAGAAGTTATTGTGGCACTACGTTACTACGAGTCAGGAAGCCAACAAGGGTTACTTGGGCAAATTAACAAAATTTATCAATCATTAGCCGCCGTTGATGCGGTAAGGAGCAGAGGTAATGAGTAAGATTATTATGGCGTTAGGTTTGTTTATCGTAGCCGGTACTGTATATGCGGCTTGCTCAACACATACGTACATCTCAGGCGGTAGGATCATCACGTGTACAACGTGTTGCATGACCCCAAGTAACTGTACGACAACGTGTTTCTAAGGATGCGTGAAATGAACGACAGAAACTTAGAGTCGCTACTACGCACACTAGAACTTGGCGATATGATGACACACGAAGAAATGAGTACAGTCGCAAGAATGTTAAGAGGCTATAAGGCTGATGCTGAGCGGTACAGGTGGTTAAACAAGTACACAGCACAGCTATTTATGGTGACAGACAAGCAGATGGACGAGCAGGTTGATCGTGCTATGAACGGGGGGCGGGAATGAACGAAGATCAGCTAGAAACATGGATGCACAATATGATCAGGGCTTGCAACAGATCAACGTGTGACTCTGACATTAACGCAATCAAACTAAGTCAGCACATTAAAACTATATACGAGCAAGGTCGTGCTGACGAGCGTGAGGCGTGTGCGAAGTTGTGTGATGAACACGCAAAAGAATCATGGGATCAAGAAGGCGGCGCATTAAATTGTGCAGACAAAATCAGAGCAAGGGGAAACACATGAGCGTCGAAATAATGAAGCAAGCGTTGGCTAAGTTTGAACACTTGTGGGAGATTGGCATTGATGCTGTGTATAGGGTTGAGTTGTTGCCTGAGATTCAAGCACTACGCCAAGCCATCGAGCAAGCAGAGAAGCAAGAGTCAAACTCAAGGAGAAGAACGGTGGATAGAGTAAAAATTATTACAACGCTTAAGTGGGTGCATGACCTGTTGCAATTTAATGGTATCACCGCGCCGCTTGAAGACCTTGATGACATCATCATGATGCTAAAGAAAGAGAGCCTCGCAGATCTTATACGGGAGAAGAACGGTGGATGAAGAAGAAACATGGCAGGAACTTGAACGCAAGCAACGCAAGGCAGATGAGCAACACACCACTACCGAGGCTCAGGTCAAGGCAATGGAATTTATTAACGATCACGCAAGCGAGCTAGGTATCATGACGCTACGCAAAGCGTTTGAGATTGGCTACCGCAGAGGTGTGTACGCAGAAACACGGAGACAAGATGCCAAACATAAATCTTAGGGCAGGAAACCCAACCATCGTTCAGGAAGGATTAAAAGAACTTGGCGAAGCACTTATCGTGGATTTAGCCGATCATGTTAACTTACCTGTTGCTACGGTGTCGGCGGTGTTGGCAGAGTTGTACAGGCGGAACATGGTGCACATCTTTGGGTGGGCACGTAACAAGCAAGGCACACCGATCAAAATATACGGTTGGGGTGAAGGTGATGATGCCAAGCAACCGCTCAAGACATCAAAGCCCAAGCAAGAAGAAGTAGTAGACGTACAGCTCCCGTGGCCCCGCTGTGATGTGGCTGCATCTTGGATAAGGACTACAGCATGAAGAACCCACAATTTTTAGGTGATACCTACAACATAAACCATGACATGGAAACTGAGCGCGAGCGGCGAGAAAACGTCAAGTACCAGATAGATGGGGCACTCGCTAAACTCCGAGCTAAAGACAAACAGATAGGCGGTGACCACTATAAAGCCATGGGTGTCGAGCCATGGGATGTGATTGACACTTGGCCTCGTGACCAACGTATCGGTGCATACCGAGCAGGGGCGCTAAAGTACATCATGCGCATGGGTAACAAGGACGAGAACGCTCAAGAGGTTGGCAAAGGACTGCACTACCTTGAGAAGCTCCTTGAGGTGTTAAAGGATAACAAATGAATGACGAAGACCTGAGAGACTTGTTTGCGTTCGGTGCGATGATCTCGAAAGCATGGCAAGCAACCAACCTAGAAGCCCACGCAAGAAACTGCTATGCCATAGCGGACGCAATGATCGAAGCCAAGTACGCCGAACAGGAAGAGCCCGAAGTTGGCATAGCCGCCGTTGTAAAACGTACTAGGAAAAAGAATGTCGAGAACACCTGAAGGCAAAGTGAAGGACGCCGTCACTAAGATTCTGAAGGCGCGGGGTGCGTACTACTTTTACCCTGTAGCCGGTGGGTTCGGACGAAGCGGCATACCCGACATCATCATCTGTTACAAGGGGCAGTTTATAGGCATAGAATGTAAAGCAAACGGCAACACGCCTACGCAGTTACAACTAGCCGAGATGGGGAAGATAGACAAAGCGCGGGGGCTGTCTATGGTGGTGGACGAGCGCAACGTAGATTGGGTAAGCCACACCCTTGATGCGATAGATGACCTTAACTTATTTAGGAGTCAGTCATGACTAACAAAGAAGAAGCATACAACGCATTACAGAAAGCACTTAGTTCATGCACCGAAGAAGATTCGGATCGCGTGGCTGTGGTGGTGCTCATTGATAACAAAGCCGACACGGTACGTGTGTACGGGCTGAACATCGAAGCAGGAGAAGTGCCGCAGATGTTAGTAGACGTTGCACAGGAAGTTTACGAGAAAGCGGCTATGGCATATACCGCACACAAGGCGCTTAACTAATGAAGATACTTGTCGTTGATTTTGAGACACGTTGGGATAGCAAAGAGTACACGCTATCTAAGATGACCACCGAAGAATACATACGCGACCCTAAGTTCAAGGCATTCGGCTTAGGCGTCAAGTTTCACGGAGAAGAAGGAAGCCTATGGATACCTCACGATAAGATACCGAAATTCCTCAAGCGCATAGATTGGTCTCAGACCGCGTTGCTTGCGCATAATGCCCAGTTCGATGTAGCCATCCTGTCGTGGGTGTACGGCATCAACCCCGCATTCATCTACGACTCGCTGAGCATGGGGCGTGCCTTGCGTGGGGTGGAGGTTGGTAACAGCTTGGCAAAGCTTGCTGATGAGTACAGGTTACCGGCTAAGGGCAAGGCGGTGCATAACACCAACGGGCTTGCAGAACTTACGCCTGAGATAGAGAAAGAACTTGCCGACTACTGCCTGCATGACGTGTTCCTGTGCGAGGAGATATTCAATCGGTTGGCAGTTGGGTTCCCTGAATCGGAGCTAGCGCTCATTGATATGACCCTCAAAATGTTTACCGAACCTGTGCTACAGCTTGACAAGGAGATGTTAAGTGACGCGATCATTAACGAACGAGAGAAAAGAGAGAGCATACTTGCGCAACTTGCCATTGACGAAACGGCGCTTGCTAGTAATCCGCAGTTTGCTGAAGTACTTAGGACACTCGGAGTTGAACCACCGACAAAAATCAGTAAAACGACTGGTAAGAAAGCGTTTGCTTTCGCAAAGAACGACGCTATGTTCCAAGCCCTACTCAACGGGAGCAATGAGGACGTGGCTCTCGTGTGTGAAGCACGTCTTAAAGTCAAGAGCACCCTTGAGCGCACAAGAGCGCAGCGTTTTCTTGATATTGCAGGGCGAGGCGCGCTACCTGTCCCGCTTAACTACTACGGCGCACACACAGGGCGGTGGTCTGCGAGCAAAGGCTCGTCCCTCAACCTACAGAACCTCAAGCGTGGATCGTTTCTGCGCAAGTCAATCTGCGCACCAGATGGGTACAAGTTGGTTGTCGCCGACCTCTCGCAAATTGAGCCTAGAGTTCTGGCTTACCTTGCGGATTACAAGGAACTACTTAACATCTTCGCCTCTGGTCAGGATGCGTATGCCGCGTTTGGCGCACAAATGTTCGGCATACCTGATCTCACCAAAGAGAGCCACCCCGATCTACGGCAAAGCGCGAAGTCTGCACTACTGGGATGCGGATACGGGATGGGCTGGGCGTCATTTGCCGCGCAGTTACTTACAGGGTTCCTAGGCGCACCGCCCACGATGTACTCGAAGGACTTTGCTAAACGTCTTGGTGTAAGCGGGGCAGACGTGCAATGGTTCCTTGAGAACGAGGCGCGCTTGCTCACGCTAGGCAGTATACCAACACGCTACGAACTAAAACAGATTCTCACCCACTCATCCGCAGCTAGAAAAATCATCAACAAGTATCGTGTAGCTGCGTGGCCTGTGGTAAGTCTGTGGGAGATGTGCGATGGGCTGATCCAACGCTCGCTTGTTGGCGGCAAGAGCTACACGTATAAGTGTTTAACTTTTGACAAAGAGCGTATACTATTACCGAGTGGTTTGAGCTTGAAGTACCCTGACCTACGCGCTGTGGATAGTGATGCTATCGGGCGCGTGCAATGGGGGTATGGCGAGCATGGTAAGAAGTTATACGGAGGCAAGCTTGTCGAAAACATCGTGCAAGCTGTGGCTAGGTGCGTCATGACGGATGGTATGTTGCGGATACAGGAGCGCTATCGCTGTGTTCTTACCGTTCATGATGAGGTGGTTGTACTCGTACCGGATGCTGAGGTCGAGGAGGCAGAGAAGTGGGTGCGCGCGCAGATGATTGCAGACCCTTGGTACATGCCGGGTATACCACTTGATGCGGAAACAGGTAGTGCAATACGTTATGGAGATGCAAAATGAAGCAACAGAACAGACCGAAGAAGGCGCATGCTATTCCTAGTAGCGTCAAGGTCGGTGACAAGAAGTACAAGATCGAGCGCGTGGAGGTCATCGCCGGTCTGCGTGGGGATATTACCTACGAAGACAAGACCATTCGTGTTGCTGCCCGTAGTGCGGGGTATGCGTACACTAGCGATGAGCAGTTCAACACGTTCTGGCATGAGCTTACTCACGCCATACTGCATGACATGAACAGCCACCTTGAATCCAACGAGCGGTTTGTCAAAGCGTTTGCTGACAGACTAACGAACGCAATCACAACAGCTAAGTTTGAGTAAGCCATGAACAATCCAATCAAGTGGTCGCACTCTGGTCTCAAAGACTACGAAGGCTGTGCAAGACGTTTCTACGAAATCAAGGTGTTGAAAAACTTCCCGTTCACCGACACCGTCCACACTATCTACGGAAAGGAAGTACACAAGTCCGCAGAAGAATACGTCCTGAACGGCACGCCCATGCCCCCCGAGCATGCGTTTATGCAACCCTTAGTGGACGCTTTGATTAAAAAGAACGGGCGCAAGCTACCCGAGCATGAGATGGGTGTAACGGTTGACCTACGCCCCTGCGACTTTAAGTCAGAAGACGTTTGGGTACGTGGCATCGCTGATTTACTTATCATTGACGATGATGATCTAAAGGCGTGGGTGTTCGACTACAAAACGGGCAACAACAAGTACCCTGATCGCGACCAGTTGATCCTGATGTCTTTGATGGTGTTTGTACATTTCCCGCACGTGCGCCAAGTCAACTCA